ATGAAATTCTTTTTGTTGATCATTGATCTTCTGATTTCTATTCGCGACACACACGTTGGTGTGTCAAGCGCCTTGGTGAACAGTAGAAAGAGCCTTTACACCTCAACCGTAAGGTTGGTGAGTGTGGTGAAGGACTACTTTGCTGTCCCTTGGAGTTTGGCATTCCCGGACCGGCTACCCCTATGGCATCATCGCTGCTTAGCCTCGTTCGGGGGGGACACGAACGCGCTCGACTCAATGAGGACGGCGTTGACTTATCCCTATTCAACTCGATTTGAGTGTGCGTTTTCCCATGATGGTGTTACTTTGGCCATTGTGTTCATTCTTTTGGCGTTCACGCTATTGACTTTGTATGTGCTTTACTCGGTCGTTTGGCGGTTCGTGGGGTTTGGAAACCCTATTGGTTATTACTGGACCACTTTGTTTACGCATCCGTTCAAGGCCGAGCTGTCGATTCATCCCGACCGCACCCGCCCCGCGTTTAACGATCTGGTACTACGTGAGCCGCACCTGGCTGCCAACCATTCCCATCCTGTACAGGCTGCCTTGAGATCTTCTGTCACCCATGCCATTTGTGCTTTGGCTGCGGACATTGGTTTCAAGCCGTATTTCGTGCAGCGCTCTAAATCAGACAATCGCAGCGGGTTCGATGGCTGCGAAACCGTTGTTTGGAGCAAGGATGCGCATCGTTCACCCGTGGCGTTTGCCCCCGAGCGCCATCACCTTATTGCTTTTGTTGACACGTCCGACTACGTGGATTTGAATTTGGTGTTATCATACGGACAACCCACGGTTTTGTACACCGTGGTTCCTTCTTCCGCAGCGCGGACGACCGCTGAATACTGTTATACTTTCGACGAGAACAATGTGTTGATTTATGACGTGAAGGGCGGCGCTCATTACGAGCAGACAATTTGGGATACCGGGCGCGACATGGTCGTGGCAATTGGGTATTCCACTTCTGGACTCGTGCTGCATAAGACGGTGTTCAATATCGATCGGAAATTTGCCGATGTTGACCACCAGCTCATTCTCTTCTCTCCGGCTGCGCATTATGCTTTTCCGTTGTTTGATCTTAACCCATGGTTGAACTGCCCTTTGGAGAAGCTGCGCCCCGTTGAGAATGGTTGGATCCGCCTGCGTGTGCTCGGCGGTGAGGATGAGGCACTTGTCATCAGTACCGCGAGAGCTGGTAGCTACTGTTCGGCGACGGTGGCTGCTCACGTGGATGACGCGTTGGCGGATACTGCCAATCTGTCAAAGAACGAGCTGCAGGCATCAACCACAGGGACGATTACTAAATTGACCCCGCCTGAGTGCGCCGTTTTGACTAATTATCATCGCGAGATGAATTCCGGAGCTTTTGCGACGGTCTACGCAGTCGATGAGTCAGTGGTGCGTTACCAGCACGCGCTGACCTACGATGAGAATGCGGAGACGTTGCTTGTCCCGTTCATGCAGCCTATCGGCCCAGAATGCTTTCTTCCTCAAGATACGTTGGGGAATCGGAAAGTGGCCGTTGGCGCTCGCGTTCAAGCCTTTGCAAGCTCTGTTACTGAGCTGAAGTATAATGTTGAGATGGCGCTCCGTGAGGCGGGAGAACACATTGTCAACGTCATTGGGCGTCACACCCTGTTCCCTGTTTCCGAAGACGAGGGGCGCGAGAATCAGTCTCGCCCGACGCAGCTGCGGATTATCGACCTGGGTGCCCTGGTCGCCGACTTTTCGGAGGAGGAGATTCGCGCTTTTGAGAAAGCAGAGCCAGCACAGAAGGTGGCCGCGCCGCGTATCATTAGCCCCGATGAGCCAGCACACAAGTTGTTGTGGTCGCGTTTTATGATCCCCCTGCACAGAGCCATGGTGAAAGCCTTTGGTGTTGACGGTGAGGGTTGGTATGCACCGGGCATGACCCCGGTGTCGATCGCAACGCGCATTGCCCAGATTGCGCAGACCAGCGGTGGTAAGATTACCTTGGCTGACGGCAATAAGTGGGATAGCACAATTTGTCCTGTGGAACGCGCTTGGGAAGGAAGCGTTTGTTACGGTGTTTTTCATCCGTCGACCCATCTCGAGTTGGAGAAGGGTCTTAAGCACAGCCACGTTTGTCCCGTTTCGTTTAAGGGACTTACGTATGAGCAGCTGTGCGGCCGTGGGTCGGGCTTTGCTGACACGACGGTTGGGAACACTATGTTTAATATGGCCAAGGATTACGTAGCCGCGCGGACTGAGGTTTTGCCGAGCGGCAATGTCCGAGACGCTGTTGCCGCTCGCTCTGTTTTGGGCATTTATATGGGCGACGACAGTTTGAGTAGGTTCATTGGTACGGAGCACCTTGTTTCCATCGGGACGGCCCTCGGGCTTGTTCTGGAGGTTGAGCAGGTTGTTGCTCCCAATTCCGGGGTCAACTTTGTTTCGCGTTATTTTGGCAAGTTTTTGTGGACTGGTGATCCCTCGTCCACGTGCGACCTCCCTCGCATTGCATCCAAGCTTCACGTTGCCAATCGCAGCGTGTTGTCACCTGCTGTTAAATTGCAGCAGAGAATGGTCGGTTTGTATCTGTCGGATAAGAACACCCCACTCATTGGCCCTTATGCCAGTGTGGTGATGCGGGTGCTCGGGGCCCCTTCAGTCATCGATCATGAGCTCGCCGGCTTCTACGCGTATGTGGAAGCAAGCTCGCAGTTCCCTAATGAGAACGTAGACGGCTGGATGGAATCATTCTGGACCGAACGTTGCCCTCATCTTATGTTGGATCTTGTGCAAGGCTATGTTGCCTCTTGCATGCAATCTCGCGAGAATCTTTTCACACCCCCTTTGTTTTTCCGTCCATTGCCGGTGAAGACAGTTCCGGGTATGGTGACTGACGCAGTTGCGTCGGTGTCAGGTGTGCCTTTTCCTATGGGGGTTAAGGTGCAGTTGAGTGATGATGAACGCGCTAGCCTGCGTGACGCTGTTGATGCGGCAGCGAAAGCGGGCAGTTTGGTTGTGGATTCCAAGGTCGCCGAGCAGGCGATCGCCTCGGTAACGGCACAAAAGACTGAAGCAGTCACGACGGGAGCCTGTCGCGACTGCAAAGTTGACTTTGCGGCCGCTGATTTGCCATTCTTCCAAAAGGAGAAGTTGTTGGCGAAGCAGCCGTTTAGGTGTCGCGTGTGTGCGGAGTCGGCGCATGCGGGGTATAAGAAGCTCCAGGCTAAGAAAGCGCTGGGGCAAAAGACCAAGGCGTGAACGCCCTTGGCAGTCTCTGATGTCAACAGCAGACTATAAACTAAACAAGTGACTCCCCACGGCGAACATTCCGTGGGTTTTGGCAGCTACGTTGCGTATTCGCTTAGCCCGTTGGGCGTAGGAGTAAGACCATTTGGTGTTAGGTATGCTTTACCTAGTTCTTTGCATAATCGGGTCGCGCCCGAATCCGAAATTTGTTATGGATAAGAAACCACTTCCTAGCAAGCCTATTTTGATCCCTCATTGGGTGTGTGTTGGCTGCAGCTACATATTGCCCGCGGAAGCGCCCAAACGATACCTTCGATTTGGAGACGCCCGCATCATCCTTTGCACTTCCTGCTTTCTTGGCTTAGCTGATACTGCTGAAGCGTTGCGGAGAAAGTTGCAGGGTGAGGGGTGATCGAAATTTGATAGTACGATAACAGCAAATGAACAACAAGAACAGCAATCAGCGCGGCGAGAAGACGAAGCAACGTCAAGCCGCTGCAACCGCACGCAAACAGTTGAAGAATGAGATTCTCAACGAGATTCGCGCGGCCGCCGGTGTTCCGGCGAAGGGCAAGGGGCGCGGAAAGCGCAACCGCCAGACCAAGGCAAACCAGAAGAGCCAGCTCGCTGGCAAAGGCAGTACCCGTAACATGGCGGGCAGCAAACGGAACATGCCTGTCTTTGAGTCGGAGTACATCGCGGAGATCATCCCCTCCGCGTTTCCGGCCTTTTCGTTGCAGAGCTTCCCGGTTAACCCCGGGCAAGCGGCGACGTTCCCTTGGCTCTCGAGCATCGCAAAGAACTTTGACAAGTACGAGTTTGACTCGCTTGCCTTTGTGTACAAGCGCGAGGTCTCGGAGTTTGCCGCCAATGGTGTGACAGGGAAGGTGATCATGTGGTTCGATCCGAGCCCCACTGACCCCGCACCCACGACCAAGCAGCAGATGGAGGACAGCGAGCCCCATTGTGACTGCATGCCTTGCGAGAACATGCGCTTGGTCGTCCCCCGCGAGATTTTGCAGCGCTTCAACGACGCGCGCTTTGTGCGGCCTGGTCAGCAGCCCGCCAACACGGACCTGAAAACCTACGACATTGGTACGTTGTACGTTGCGTGCCAAGGCACTGCAGCCAACACTGCCGTGGGTGAGCTCCATGTCGAGTACCAACTTCGACTTCGTGAGCCCGTGTTGCTTGCTCTTGGGGGCACTGCCGGCACCCTGCAGGGTGCCGGAGGAGGTCTTGCTGCTGCCACTCCTTTTGGCAATGCGGCTGTGCAAACTGGCCCGTACACCTTGGGTGCAGTTGGCAACCTCGTTTCTGGGACCGGTTTCCTCATCGGTTCCGAGCTTTCGGTCACTTTCGACATCACCGGGACGGGCATCACGCTCGTTGGGCTGAACACCGGTTTGGTCGGGGTGACCATCAAGACGAATATGTTCGCTGGCTTCCCTGCCGCGGCCACCACTGGTTCGGCTTCACTCACGTACACCGTGACTGCATCCAACATTTCGTTCAATGCTGCTGTGACAGCGACGACCGTGACAGCCTCTGAGCTGATCGTGTCGCTGCTCAATCCCGCGCCCGCGTTTTGAGCTCAACGCGGTGGAGAGAAAACTCCTTCAAATTAAACGCCCTCTAACAAAACC